ACCCTGATTGCCATCACGAAAGAGCACCAAGAGGAAGTCGGACAGGGACGCAAGGATTGAAGAACGCCTACGAGAGAGGCATACTGCCAACTGAACTATGTCAGGATATAGTTAAAGATTTTAGTGGTATAAGACACTAAATATCAATAACTTAAAGGAGTAGTTGAATGTTAAAGAGATGTAGTAGATGCAAACACGAAAAGCCCAAGAGGGACTTCTATGTCAATAGGCAGAAGCATGATGGTAGACAGACCACATGCAAGGTATGCCAGAGAGAGTACCATAATAAACGATGGTATAAAGGGAACAGAGAAAAAAGAATTAAAGACATGAAGGAAAGAAAGCGGAGATTGAGGGATGAGAACTACGAGAAGATATTGTATTTGTATTTTATAAAGGGGTGTGTTGACTGCGGTACGAGAGACCACCGAGTTCTGGAGTTCGACCATGTTAAGGGAATCAAGAAGAAATCATACAAGACAGAGGGCATATCCTACATGGTCAGGAATGGATATAAGTGGAGTACGATCAAGCGAGAAATAGAGAAGTGTGAAGTTCGCTGTCGTAATTGTCACAAGATAAGAACCTATAAACAATACGGTTATTATAAAAGTTTAAGAGGGATGATAAAAGAATATGAAAAGAATATGGAACTTACTGATAGTAAGAGGCGTTATGAGTGTGTAACATGAAAGAAACAACATTTAATAAAGAACTTCAAGATTCACTTAAAGTGAGGTATGAGTATCATGGCTTCAATGGCGAAGAGCATGTACGAGTACCGATCATGTACGATCCGAAGACTGGATTCACCTATGATACTGGAGACCTATACGACATAAAAGGAGACGATGATGTTCAGTGTATTGAGCAAGTTAAAGTACAGGATAAATAAAGACATACAACAGGCAGAGGAGCAGTGGGACAACAACCCGAACAATGACTATTACTTTGCTGAGATATGTGGATTAAGGCGTGCCCTTGAGCATATAATAAGGGCAGAGGCGGGAGAGCTCACAGCCTTAGATAAGTGGGCAGAACAACAACAAGGAAAGGAACAACATGCAACTACAACTAGGAACAGGGCAGGAAGTTAGTATTCATAACGTAGAATCCATATCCGTGGAAGAAACCAACGAGTACTTCTCTTGCAGTCAAAAGAATAAATATTTTAAAACCATTTACATTAAGACAGAGGCCGGTGATAAAATAGAGATAACTCTATTTTCAAGCGACAAGAACGTCTTAGACTATCAAGCACAATGATCCGCACGGGGCAGGCTTTAGGCGGTTTTCAACTCCATTTGTACCGCCTTCCCACAACTACACATCTCTGTCTGCCCCGTACTATTCACATACTAAAGGAATCGAATAATGATAGACATACAAAAAGTATATGAGGACTGGTTGCGTAAAGGCAACGACCTCCATAGAAAGAAAAGGTATCAAGGTAAAGAAGAATGGTTTCATGCATCGTCTGCGGGGATGTGTATGAGAAAGCATTACTTCCAACATGTAGCAGATGTAGAGCCAACTGAGATAGATGATAATACCATGAGGTTGTTTCGACTTGGAGACCTTGTACATGGTGACATACAGGAAGCACTGATGGATTATGCAAGGATCAATGGTTCTCAGATAATGATAGAACGTGAGATACGATTGCCTGATGTAAACGTGAGAGGCTTCCTAGATGTTATTATTGTTGAAGATAACGCCCTGTACGATATTAAGACCTGCAATGCTTGGAAGTGGAAAGGCTTGTTTGGTCGTAACCCAGACCCTAACCCATCTGTTAACTATAATATACAGCTAGGTACATACGGTTGGTGGTTTGAAGAAGAAACTGGGAACAAATTAAAGAAGTTGTCGTTACTCTATTATAACAAAGACAATTCAAGGATGAAAGAAAAAGTAATACCGACATCATATATACAGAAAGCAAAAGAGTATTGGTACGATGTCAAAAAGATATTTGAAACAGGTAATCCACCCATAGAGTTAGGAGTAGCTCCCGTATATAAATGGGAGTGCAACCCTAAGTATTGCAACTTCTATCAGATATGCGGAGGTGGATACAAAGAGAAAGGAGTCGACTTATGAGCGACAAACAACCCGATTGGGATAAGATAACAGAAGGTAAGATACGGCACGGTGTTGCTGTGGAGGCCTTTAGTAAGGGCATGGAACTGAATAAGGAGAACGCAAAGCTGATAGAGCAATGGGTTCAATTCATTATACATGGATATGATGGTATCAATGCCATACTTGAACAAGCACAGAAAGACAGTAAATCCCTATCAGATAGCGAGATAAAGGAAGAGATAGTGGAGAAGTTTGACGGTGAGGTGGTAAAAGAAACTGACGATGAATACATTAAAAAAGAGATAGAGAAGGCTGTAAAGACACTGGGTCAGAAAGATAAGAATAAGGTTTTGTATCAGTTAAAAGAGGGAAGGATAACCCTTGATAATCTTCAGGCTTGTCTTGATAAGATAGGAACAATGAAACATTTCTAGAAGATGGTAGATATTGGAGATGCATTTTATCCTGCTGACGACAGTCAGTTCACACGATCTGTGCCAACTGGTAGGTACACGGCAAAGGTCGTAGGTATGGAGATATCTGAAAATGTTAAGTTTGGTCGGTATGTGGCAGATGTCTTTAAACCAGAATACGAAGTTGATGGAAAGGAACACCCGGAGTATGAGGCATGTGTGGTCAAAGATGATGGTGTGTTTCGATACAAGAAGGTAGACGATTGTCAGTATGAACATAGAAAGAACTGGGGTTTTGCTAAGTTCATTTCTATAATGCAACTCCGCAAGGATGAGGGTAAGGGTGGGCAACTACCCTACCTTCACCTTGTCGATATCAAAGGTGCGAAAGTATTGATAGATGTTTCTATGAAAACATTTATGAACGACCTTGACTCTGAAATAAGGTATCCGGTGGCTAGGGCTATCCAACTTATTGAAACCGCTTCAGTGCCTTTCTAATGGATATACTTACAGAAAAAGGACAGGCATCGCTTCGTTATGAAAGAGAAATGCTAGACCGCATAAGACATTCTATATGTGCCGAGCATAAAAAAGGTTCTTATATCTTCGAGACGGATAAGGACATGGATGCAAAGGTAGATGGTATGATCGTGAAAGACGATCAGGTTACAGGAATATTTGAATCAAAGTGTAGGGATATGAGCATGATGGAACTTATAAACTATGGTTCTTGGCTTGTTACATTTGATAAGATCATGGATGGCAAGCGTCTTTCAGAAATGTTACGAGTTCCCTATCTCGGATTTTTATACCTTATAAAAGACAAGATAATCATGTACTGGAAAATAACTGATAAGTATGGGAACTTTTTGTTTGACTTTGATGTTAGAAATACAAGAACACAAAAAACAATTAATGGTGGTAGTATCATAAGAACAAATGCATATCTACCATTTAAAAAAGGGAATGAGTTATTATGAGTAAATATATATGCACAGCAAAAATAAAATATACCAGACAGGAGGTTCAGCTTCATATCAATGCTCTTAAAATGGCCTTGATTAGCCCTAACCTTTCTAACTATCGTGGTAGGTACGAAGCCTTACTCAAAGACATGAAAAGAATTAATGAGCAAATGCTCGACAAAGAGAATGATGCGATGATAAACAGAGATAAAAAAGAACAGACAGTTGAATCATCTGTAATTCAAAATGCGTAAGACCGTAAAGAAAAAGAATGTCAATGGTTACGACATGATAAAGTATTTATATGATTGTGACAAATGTGACTACGAGTACTGGAGTGATTCCAAGAGACTGTTTAAACGCTGTCCTAAATGTTTTGTAAAAAAAGTAAATAGCAAAATGAGGCTTGCAATATGAAAGACCCAAAGAATGTAAAACGTGGAAGAAGAGCACGGCAGAGAGGTGCTGAGTTACAGCGACAGGCTGTACGCATGGCAAAGGATGCCGGACTAGATGCATACAACAGAGATAGAGGTGGAGCACAGCACGAACAGGGAGACATAGAAATAGAAGGTCATTACTATGGATGCAAAAGACGTACCCGCATTGCACAATGGCTGAAGCCAGAGAAGCAGGAA